GTTGGTCCGAATTCGTATCCGATGCCATGGCCAAGTATGCTTCTCGATAATTCCTACATTCATGTATAGAAGAGACTACCTATCTGTATGTGGTAAAATACTCCCTGATATTGAATAAGGAGCGGGGTGTATAGTGGCTACAGTATACGACGTAGAAACAGTATTGAATAATCGTTTACTGGAGTACGCCCAAGATACCGAGACCACTGTAGGTCCCGATGACATCCATTGGTCTAATATAGGCTACGAGCCTGTTGTTGGTACACCGTATATCGCTGCTAATTTCGTGCCTGCTTCTTCCGCTCCTGTAGGAGTAGGCCAGGAAAGCCCTATACGGGAAATAGGATTCTATCAGCTTTCCGTGGCGGTGCCTAGCGGAGAGGGCAAAGGTACTGTGAAGCAGATCGTGTCTGAACTTCATCAGTACTTCAAGCAGAGTTCAACTTTGACATATGGCGGAATTAACGTCAGGGTTCAAAGGTTTCGGGTTTTTGACACATTCACTGGCCCGGATTGGTTTATTCAGATCGTGCGAGTTGAATGGCGTTCTGATATTCCGAATAACAATTAACGGAGGAAATCATGGCTACAGGTTCAAATAGGTTTTTGCAATTTGTAAAACAAACTGCACCTAGGGAGCTGCCGAGCCCTGCCAATTTTGTCCGCCTGCGGAATACAGGTGGAGGCGGAATTGCAAACAATCGTACGAACATCACATCAAATGAAATTCGTAGTGATCGGCAAATTATTGAAAGTCGACTTGGACAGAATCAACCGGACATCACGGTCCCGTATGAACTGTCTTTCGATTCCTATGACGCCTTCATTCAAGGTGCCCTTGGCGGGTCCTGGATTGGTGGTTATACCATTGAGGCAGAAGCCGAAGTAGATACAGGCGGGGAATTCACTCTCAGCTCTGGTACATGGGCAGATCATCCCATCTCCGAGGGTGACTACGTTCTTGTCAATGGTACATCAAACACTGACATCATCGGTGAAGTAGGAGATATCGATGGCGCGGATCTCACAGTATATGAGATTGGGACAACCACTGCTATCACCACAACGTCCGAAACGGTGGACTTTACTTTTGTAACGGGACACTACGCGGAAGAGATTGCCACCTCCACTAATGAGCTGTCTGTTGTTGCGACTGCTCAGACGATTACTCGCACAAACGATTCCTGGATAGACCTGGGAGTTGAGATTGGGGACAAGATCTTCTTTGACGGTTTCTCCAGTGGGGCTAATAACGGCTGGATTGAAGTTGAAGATGTAACGGAAACCGTAATCACTGCTCGGGACGGTTCCCTAGTTGATGAGACAATTGACACCGGCACAGTCTCTCTCGTTACCTCAACGGGATTCCTTACTGTGGGTAATGATCTGGACTTCTTCGCTATCGAGGAAGGATTCACAGATATCGACAGCGGTGATGACGTAGACGGTAACGCCGTCACTGATGGTGTTTTCCACCACATCCTCGGCTGTTATGTCTCGAACTGGAACATGAGTATCCAGCCGGACAGCGTGCTTACGGGCGAATTCCAGTTCCAGGGTCTGGTGTACAGTGGTTTCTTGAATGAGACTTCTGCTGACGGAGTTGAGGAATCGAATATCAATAACGTGTTCGACTCCTTCACTGGTAATCTCTCAATCCCCAGTGCTCCTGATATCGAGGCTGTGATCACGGGATTCGACTTCACTCTTGACAATGGTCTGACACGGCGATACGCCTTGATGGACAAGAACGCAATCTCTATCGGAGACGGGCGTTCAAATGTCACGGGTACACTGAATGCGTACTTCGAGAATGCTGATCTCTCCAACATCTTTGAAAAAGAGGAAGAGATTCAGGCTAGTATTCGAACTGAAGACTTGGATGGTAATAGCTACACTTTCGGTATTCCGAAGTTGAAGCTTACCAGTGAAAGCCGTGATGTGAGCGAAAGCGATGTCACGCAGACACTGAACTTCCAGGGGCTTGGTGGACGGAGTACTGATAAGAAGAAGACACTGTATGTGCTACGACAACCGGCAATAGCGTAAGATAAAGGGCCGGGATAATCCCCGGTCCTTTCATTAAATTACTGTTGAGGAAAGAGAGAGGAAGAACATGGATTTCAATCAATACGACACACGAAAGAAAAGCGAAGAGGGCGTCTGGTTCCCCATCTACTCACCTGATGGTTCGGTAGAAGTAGCTGAGTTCAAAATCGCGGGCCGCGATAGTAAGCTGCTGAAACGCCGACAGCAAGAAGTTGCAAAGAAAAACTCCAACAAGAGAAAGGTTACTCCTGCGGAAGAGGAACAAGATACCCTCATCACTTTAGCTACGTGTACCCTCGACTGGCATATGATGGAAGAAGATGATAAGGGCAACATGCGTCCCGGCAAGGATGGAGTAATTATTGAGGGAGGCATAGAGATTCCCTGTAACTTCGAGAATGCGAAAGAGTTTTATGAGCGATGGCAATATGTAGCTGAACAGGTAGTTGAGTACATTGCGGATCGTTCCTATTTTTTGTCCAGCTAGCCGAGATTTTTGAATCTGCTATCCTCCAGGAGATGAAACTCAACTGGGAAGAGGATGGCGTTTCGCAGAGATCCCGGCTTGAACAGGTTTGGACACAGACTGGTAAGAAGCCGAGTGAATTGGAGTTGGAAGCACTTCCTGTAGAGTTAGTGTACCTACGGGAAGTGTTTTGGGACATATGGGATAGTGAGGGGTGGAGCTGGACAGAGTTCTATCACTACCAAGTAATATTCGAGATGGAATTTGATCTCGATGAGATTTACATTCTGAGGAAAGCTTTTGTTTCCTGTCTGAGATTTATCCAGCAGAAATCAAGAGAGAAGATGAAGAAGTCATCAAAGGCGGCACCTAAGAAGGGTAAGTGATATGGCGGATTTTGAGACAATTGGTGTTGAAGTAACCCAAAGAGGAGCACGAAAAACTCAGCAAGATCTCGATGGTGTTACGAAGTCCGCCCAAGGTACGACCCGAGCATTCAAGAGTACTGAGCAAGCAGCTAGGGATAAGACAAAAGCTGATCGCGACGGATCAAAGGCTACTAATGATGCCGCTAGAGCCCAAGACGGGTTTAACAAAACCCTTACTCGTTCTTCTGGTCGCTTAAAGGTTATTGGTCGGGACATCAATCGTTACTTCATCCTTCCCATGACCGCTATGATCGGACTCTCTTCTCGTGCAGCCTTAAACCTGAATGAAGGTATGGCAAATGTCCAGGCTCTAATCCCTGACACCGGAGACCGAATCTATGAGTTACGGGATTCCGTAACTGATCTCGCATCTGCTACAGGCAAGAGCTTTGACGATATCACTTCTGGTTTATACCGAACTATATCTGTGTTTCTAGATAATGCCGATACAGTTGATCGTCTCAACACTGCTATACGAACGGGTATAGCGGGTTATGCTTCTACAGCGGAATCTGTGCAGTTGCTTTCCTCAGTTACTCGCGCATATGGAGATACTTCTGGAGAAGCTGTTGAGAAAGTCGCGGACTTAGCTTTCGAAACAGTTCGTCTTGGTGACACCACAATACCTCAGCTTTCTTCTGCTATGCAGGTGGCTACTGACCGTGCCGTGCGTCTTGGTATCAGTCAAGAGGAATTGTTTGCAGTTATGGCTACCCTTACTGGTATCACCGGTGATGCCTCCATGGTAGCCACACAGTTCCGTTCTGCAATGGACAGTATTCTGCGGCCCACGGATGAGCTTACACAACTCCTCGATGAAATGGGTTATGTTACCGCTGAAGCGGCAATAGAAGAAGAAGGTATGGTTGGTCTTATTACAGCTATATCTCGTAAAGCAGAAGAGGCGGGTCAGCCTCTTCAGAATTACATCACACGAAAAGAAGGTGTAACTCTCGTATCCCGTCTTGCCAGTGAGCAGTTGCAGGACTTTAATTTCCGACTCTCCGAGATCCAGGATTCCACAGGAGCAGCTGCTGAAGCTTTCGAAAATGTTACCCAAGGTATAGGTAAACATAATTTTGAGATGGAAAAGGCGAAGCAGCGTGTCAATGTTTTTATGGCCGAGATCGGGGAAAACCTGCTTCCTGTTTTAGTAGACTTATTGCAATTTCTCGGAGATATTATAGAGGCCTTTGCGTCTCTCCCTAATTGGGTGCAGGCAGCCACAATAAGGGTGACTTTATTTGCAGGGGCTTTGTCTATTTTGTTTCAACTAGCAGGTGCACTTAAAAGTCTGAAAGTGGTAGCTTTGCTAGGTGGGATAGGAAAAGCGGCGGTGGCTGCTCAGATACCAATGGCGGGCCTGATTGGTGTACTAGGTACTGTGGGTGGCGTAGCAGTAGGGCTTGCTGGCGTGGCAGCCGTTATTGGCGTTGGCATAGTAAATGCAAATAGAAAAGCAGCGGAATCCGCTGAAGAAAGTAAGGAAGCCCTCCAAGGGATAGTCGATCTTCAGGAAGATATATCTGAGGGGTCTCGCCGCTCTGAATCCGCTCTCTCAGGAACTATACTAGGATTTCGTCAGGAAATGCAAGAACTGGACGGGATTCGTATGTGGGAGATGCGAGATGGGCAGCTTTTCGAGGAAGGCGGTCTCTTAGATTACGAATCCCTGGAAGCGAAAACAGACGATGAAATTTCAAACATGATTGAGACTTTTCGTACTCGGCTAGAGACTCTTGAAAAGGAAACACTTGCTGAATTACAGGAGACAGAACGAGAACTTAGCAAGATTGTGGAGCCCGGTTTACAGGACCTGCGAGATCTTCTTACTCAAAAAAATGAAGAGTATCGAGATGAAGGGGGCTCTAAAGCTTTCTTTGAATGGTTGTTTCCTCAAGCTAATTCTGAACTCTTCGGTGAGAATATGAGCCAGAATCTCAATGAAATCTTGAACATTGCTCAAGATAAATTAGCTGAGTATGATCGCTACCGGGATTTAGGTATATTCCACATAGCAGGAGAAGAGCGCTATGAAGAAACACAGTCTCTTGTGAACATATTACAAGGGATAGTAGGGAATGAAGATGAACTTAATTCTGTTCGATCCCGGATACGTGAAGCGGAAAATTTAGCGGCTGGTATTAAAGCGTCAATACTTGAACTCCGTGATTTTTCTCCAGAAGATGGTAGTGGAGGGGGGCGGTCTTCTGTAATGACATGGCAGGAATGGTTTGCAGAGGTTATGGATGTTCCTGATGCAGAGTTTGTGAATACCGGTAATAGAGCTGCTGAACTTTTCAGAGAAGGCTTCACACAGGAGACAGAACATAGGCAGAGCGTTGCTGAACTGTTAGGTATTGATTTCGATGATGCGTCTTATTTTGAATCTGCTGCAAGTCAACTCCAGGATCAGATATTAGAATTACTGTCCAATCGAGACATAGATGCCCCGTTTGAAGTATATGATAATGCTATAGTAGCTCTTAGTGATCAATTCGATGAGATGATGGATAAAATGGGGGTTGCCGTTGCCGAGGACTTTGCCAGTGACATCCGTGAATCAACAGAAGAAATGGATACCATGCGTGGGGTTATGGAAGGGCTCGGTCTTGATACTGACGATTATACACTAACTATAGATGATCTCGTGCAAAGGATTGAGGATGCTCGTACTGTGATGCTTGATTTAAGTGAGCAGGGGGTACCTTCTACTTCAAGTGCTTTTTCCATTTTATCAGGAGAAATTGAGAAAGCTATTAATCAAATTGAAGCTTTGAAAGGCGGCATGCAGGACCCCGGCCTTACATTTTCAGAAGCAGAATCAAAGCTGGCTAGTTTTTCAGCATACACCAAAGAGACTCTCTGGGAGGCGTTTGATGGCGGTATGAAAGGCGCGTGGCAGAGAGCAGCTGACAATTTAGATAAAGGTTTAACTGATGCACAGATTCGTATGGTTATTTTTGCAGACCTTATAGGCGAAGTTTTGATGGCGGTCGGGCAAGAAGTTACGAATATGTTCACTGAAATGGGGGAAGGTTTGGTCGAGGGGTTGAGTGCTGGGGAATCCATGGCTGAGTCCGTAGAGAAGTCGCTGATTAAGCTCATGGGGATGCTGCCTCAATTGATGATGATGGCTGGATTACAATTGCTTATAGCAAATCCATCTGCTTGGCCTATTGCTTTAGGGCTTATGGGCGGTGGTGCTATTGCTGCTATTGGAGCAGGAGCAGCTACAGCAGCTTACGAATCAGAAAATAAGCATGGAAATGTGTTCTCTGGCGGAACGGTACAACCTTTTGCTGCGGGCGGAATTGTAAATAGGCCTACTGTTTTTCCGATGAAAAACGGTGCAGGTCTTATGGGAGAGGCTGGGCCGGAGGCGATTCTCCCGTTGAAGCGCGGGGCGAATGGGGATCTCGGGGTTCAAGCGTCCGGTGGTGCGGCCCCGGTTCAAGTGGTTATCAACAATCATAGTGGTGAGCCGGTGAAGAGTGAGGAGCGGTCGACGGCGAATGGGGGCAGGATGATCGAGGTTACGATTGGCGGCGTTGTGAAGAAGTATCTTGCGGAGGGTCGGCTCGATTCTGAGATGAAGGCGAGATATGGGATCTCAAGACAGGGGGTCAGGTAATGGCGAACTGGCCAGCTACCCTACCCCAACGGTTTGAGTCCTTTGGTTTCTCGTATCGGCCCGAGGATAATGTGATCCGGACGAAGATGGCGCAGGGTCCGGTGAAGTCGCGGGTCAGGTTCACGGCGGTTTCAACGATGGTGTCGGGGAATATCGTGGTGGATCGGGATCAGGTTGATGATCTTCTCGAGTTCTATCGGTTCACGACCTCGTATGGGGTGGAGCCGTTCGATTGGATGGACCCGATATCTGAGGCGGCGGCGCAGTTCCGGTTTCTGTCTCCTCCGTCGGTGGTGGATGTCGAGGGGCCGAGGGTTGTGGTCGGTCTGGATCTGGAGATGTTGCCATGAGGAATGTGAGCGCGGCGTTCAAGCGGGCGATGTTCGATCAGTCGACGGACAGTGTGTTTCTGGTTCTGCTGACGTTGAGTCACCCCGATCTGCCCTCTGACATCCGGCTGGTGAATAATCGGCAGTCGGTAGTGAGTGGTGGGGAGACGTATTCCCCGTATGCCTTCGGGGTTGATATGCCGGGGGATTCTGAGGGTCGAGTGAGTGCGGTCTATCTGGTGATCGACAATACGGATCGGTCGATTGTGCAGGCGGTTCGGTCGATCAATGATGCCCCGACGGTGACGATCAGGGTGGTTCTGGCGAGTGATCCGAATACGGTGGAGTTGGGGCCTTTCGAGTATCGATTGAGGGATGTCCAGTTCACGAAGGAGGAGGTCCGGGGGCAGTTGGTGTTCATGGAGCGTCTGGCGAGAGAGATCCCGGCGCATCGATTCGTGGCGAGAGACTTTCCGGGGTTGTACGTATGAACGGGTTGATTGGCATCCCGTATTCCGAGGGTGGGCGCGATTACGATGGCGTCGATTGTTGGGGGTTGGTGTATCTGTACTACCGGGACCAGTTGGGGATCGAGCTTCCCCGATTGGATGGTGGATATGATGTGAAAGATCTGCCGATGTTGGCGGATTTCCTTGACGAGAGTAAGTCGACGGTCAATGCGGAGCCTATTGATGAGCCGAGGGACGGTGATTTGGTAGTTATGAAGTTCCGGGGGCACCCGATTCATGTGGGGGTGTATCTGGATGGTTCTGTGTTGCATGTGTTGAGAGGTATTGATTCCGTGATGGAGCCCGTTGCGTCTCCCCGGATTCGTGGAAGGATCGAGGGGTATTACCGTGTCCGTTAGATTGAGCGTTCTCAGGAATCCATTCACCAAAGAGCGGGAGGAGCTTCAGGTTGAGCCCGGACGGGTTGGTGAGTATCTGGAGGGAATCGGGCTTCATTCCCCGCATTCCATATTGATACTCAATGACGAGGTTGTCGGTCCGGATTGTCTCGCTGAGGATGGGGATCATGTGATTATCCGTGCGGTCCCTATGGGGGGTGATCCTGCGGAGTCGATGCAAAAGGGCGGTATTGCATCGATAACCTTGGGCACGGTGATGGTGATCGTCGGTGCGGCGTTGATCGTCTCCGGGGTTGGGGCTCCTTTGGGGATCGGGCTGATTGCGGGTGGTGTCGGTGCGTGGGTCGGTGGTGGGGGACTCATTTACGCCGGGGCGAACTTGCCCGATTACAATATTGAGAGTCAGAACGCACCGAATTTCCAAGATGCTCCGGGGTTGAGGGGGTCGAGGAATGCGATGGCTCCGGGGGCGGTTATCCCGGTTGTCTTCGGGTCGCATTATGTTGTGCCTCCGAATGCGGGTCAGCCTTACACGACCTTCGAGGGGAACGATCAGTTTCTTCACCAGCTTTTTGTGGCGGGGTATTCGGATCTGATGTTGAGCGAGTTTCAGATTGCGGAGACTCCCCTGTCTTCTTTCGTGGTGGATGGTCCGGATGATGTTCAGCATGAGGTGTTGGAGGGGTCGGATAGCTCTACCCTGTATTCCGGTCAGGTTGTGGTTGAGAACGTCGGGGTCCAGTTGTCGGCGGATACCATTGCTCCGGAGAGGGGTGTCTCTGCGGGTCCGGACGAGATCCATATCGATCTGGTTGCACCTCGTGGGATGTGTGGGTTCGATGGTGATGGGAATCCGGTTGAGCATTCAGAGTTGATCCTGGTTGAGGTGGTGATCTCGGGTGGGTCGGAGCAGTCGGAGGTGGTTAAGTTCCGGTCGAGCGAGCTTGCACCGATTCGGAAGACGGTTTCTTTCTCTGTTGATCGGGAGAGTGATTCGACGATCACGGTGACGAAGACCTCGCCGGAGATCGAAGAAGGTGATCGGACGGTAACTGGAGTTACGTGGACGATCTACCGGACGGTGGTGAATGAAGATCCGTTGTCTGACTTTGCGAAGGGGTTGGTGACTCGGGTTGGATTGAAGATCCGGGCGACGGATCAGTTGAACGGTGTTGTGGATCGGTTCAATTTCATTGCGTCGGCTCGTGTGCCCGACTATACGGGGTCCGGATCTGGGTCGGGGTCATGGGTCCAGCAAGAGACGAAAAACCCTGCCAGCGCATTTCTGTGGGTTCTGAGAGGACCTATGAATGCGGACCCAACTCCTGACGCTGATATCGATTGGGAGAGTCTGGAGGCGTGGCATTCGTGGTGTGCGGCGAACGAGTTCGAGTGCAATGCCGTATTAGATCGCGGAATCCCGATGGATCGATTGCTCGACAATATCGCGTCGACGGGGCGGGCTTCATGGAGTGTGCAGGATGGGGTGGTCAGGATCATTCAGGATGTACTCCGGTCCGGTCCGGTCCAGATGATCACGCCTCGGAATGCGTGGGGGTTTGCGGGGGCGAAGGCGTATGTGAATATGCCTCATGGGATCAAGGTCGGGTTTGTGAATGAAGATGTCGGATACCGCGAGGATGAGGTGGTGGTATACGACGATGGGTATGGTGAGGGGAATGCTACCAAGTTCGAGTCGGTGAAGCTCTGGGGGGTCACGAAGTATCAGCAGGCGTGGCGTCAGGGGCGGTACATATTGGGGGTGATGAAGCTTCGTCCGGAGCGATTTTCTGTCATGATGGATGTTGAGCATCTGATTTGCCAGCGCGGGGATCAGGTGCTGTTGCAGTATCCGGATGGATTGGTCGGGACTCAGGCGGGAAGAGTAACTGCGGTTACGGATAATGGAACTTCAGTTACCTACATCAAGCTGGATGAGGTTATCCCGATTGATCCGAGTAAGTCGTACAGCATGAGGGTCCGGGGTGTTGATGGTTCGCTGGTGTTGGTGGATCTGGTTACGCCTGTGGCGGATTCGGATACCTTCGAGGTGAGCGGATCGGTCCCGGTTGGTGATGTGCTGGTTGGGGATGTGGCGGCGGTCGGTATCCCGAGCTTGGAGACGGTCAAGTGTCTGGTTTCGGAGATTGAGCCGAATGATGATCTGACGGCGAAGCTGGTTCTGGTTGTCGATCACCCCAGTGTGTACACGGCGGATGAGGGGACGATCCCGGAGTTCGAGAGTTCGATTACCCCTCCTACAGAAACCCGGATGGGACGGTTACGGCGATGGTCCGGGCGTCGGTTCTGGTTTCGGATCAGGTGATGATTGGCGGGTTGATCGTCGCGTTGTCGGTAATTGATTCGACGGGCTCAAGAGGACCGTGGAGACGGCAGGAGCTTGCGCCGGTGTCTCAGGTGGTATCTTGGGGGGGTATCGCTGAGGGTACGGATGTTGTGATTCGTGCACGCCTTCGGTCGGAAAATGGTGAGGTTGGTCCGTATATTGAGACGACGCACACAGTTCAGGGGCCGGACTTCTCTATCATCCCGGACCGCATCAGTGAGCGTCCGACGTACGAAGAAGTCGACGACGGTATTGGAAATGGCGGAGTATTAACTGCTCTCCCGACTCCAACAGTCAGCGTCGGCGCGTCACTCCGGAAGGTAAGTATCACCGTCCTGTTATCATCGAGCATCGTCTCGGGGACTCTGCAGTTCGACCTACAGATCAGCAAGGACCAGATTGACTGGTACTCCCTTGGGCCTGGAGGAACCGGCACCAATGACTGGCAGGGGACCCTCGGCTCATGGACGACTGTGGAGACGGCGAGTCACTCGCATGACAGCCTCCCTCTTGAAGGACCGGCCTCCAATCCTACCCCGACGTTCTACTACTATCGGGCTCGGGTACGTACCAGCACACTGACCTCCGATTGGTCGACGGCGGCGGAGATTGATGTCGCCCCGGTAACGGTCAACGACCTCCAGGCGGGTAGTGTCACGGCAGAGAAGCTGATCGCCGACGAAGCGACGATCGAAAAACTGTTCGCGACGCAGGCAAACATCGACGTACTGACCGCCGGGACCGCAACTATCTCCGAGGCGTTCATCGAGTCACTGACCGCCGAAACCGCCTCCATCGGCGACGCGAACATCACATCCGCATTTATCGACTCGCTCACGGCCAGCAATGGATATATCGAGTCGCTGACCGGCGAAGTCGCCTCCATCGAAACCGCATTCGTCGAGAGCCTGACCGCGAGTACTGCGTTCATAGATTCATTGACGGGCAACGTGGCGTTCGTCGATAGCCTCTTCGCTCGGACCATCACCATTCAGGCGGGCGGTTCGATTAGTGGTAGCAATTTCCTCCTCAACGACACCGGTGGGAATATCGCAGGTTGGACGATCGGCGCAGGAGCGCTTTCAAAGGGGTCCGTCACCCTCAGTTCTGCCGCAGAAACCTTGACCCTCGGCGATATCATCCTCAGTGCGGCCGCGAATACGATCAGTGCGGCTGGTGGGAACCTGACGATTGATGCTACTCCTGACGCGGAGTACATCGAACTGGGGCTGGAGTTCAGAGCCGAATACGACGGAGTTGCGGATGTCGCGTCTCTCCGTATTGGAACGGGGACAGCATCAGTCCGGATGAACACCTTAGACGGACTGTGGGTCGGAGATGAGATGTTCGCGGTCGCTCCGTTCTCGGTGTCGCAGTCTGGTAGGCTGATCGCTCAGGACGGCGCAATCGGTGGGTTTGAGGTCATCGACAATGCGAGCTATGAGGAGCTGACCAGCCGGACGGTTACCGGAGCGACTCCGGCAACACGGACTCCCGGAGGGCGCGGCGTTACCGTCGATCATCGCTGTGATCACTTCGGGGTTTATACCGCCACGGATCAGGTCGTGGCAGTCGGATTCACGGAGGGGCTCGCCCGTCAGGACTCGACCGGTGGCACGTACGATGCATCGTACTACGGGCTGTGGGTCAAGACCGGAAACCGGGCGATAGTTGACGGGGACTTTGAGCTCCTCAACGGCAACTGGCTGATTCAGCAGGACGCGAGTTACATCATCGAGAACGGTTCAGGAACTGTGGTCTCCCGCCTCGGAACAGGCTCATTCTATAAACCAAATGCAGAAAATCCAACTTCAGGAGTTCAAGGCCTTATCCTGAATGAGACAGCAAGTG